TCATCCCATTGGAAATATGCAACCTCTGCGTTAGTGATATAATCAGATGTCGTTACCGGTCCAAACAAATATCCCTTGACAGTAAAATCTAAATCCCAAGATAATATCCTATTGCTACCATAATCTCCTTCGTAACTATCATCAGAAGTCACGGAGCCAAGCTCTATTGGAATATCCATAGTAGCATTGACATCAGGCAAAACCTTCATCGTCACCGTATAATCAGGTACAAAGAAAGGTAAGATTTGTTCTATAAGCTGGGTGCCATCTTCAGCATTCTTAGTCAAAATACTCAGTTGGAAATTAAAATCATATGGCACCGGAGCATATGTTGTAGGAACATTTGAGTTTACTGTGTCCAGTGTTCCCTGAAACTTAGAAAATGGATTTAGTTTTCTTGTGGGATTGTAGCCCATACTTGACATAGCAAATCCTATGCGTGGTAATATAGTAGAAACAGGTCTAGTAAAATCTGGATCTGCCAACACCCTTTCGATTTGTTTTTGTTTAGGACCATAAGAAATGGGAACATTCAACGTCTGCGCAACAGCACCCAAAGAATCATATCTTTTGATCTGCATATCATTAAAGATATTGCCAAACATAATGACATATCTTCTAATTGTTCCGTGATAAAAATCGTGACCAAAAATCATTTAGTTAGTTCCCGTTTTATGCTTACATTTATCAAAATGGTATCTTGTCATATTACCACCAGCACCACCCACACCACAGTGCGGACATACGACATGCTTCATCGTATATGTTGCTCCTAAGTTTATCTTTTTCCCCTTTAACGCAGCGCTCTGTTTCGCTTTAGTTTCTTCAGACGCAGGACCACGTTTCTTACCTTTTAGTGCTTTAGATATACCCTCAGACCTCTTTCTTCTTATTTCTGGGTCTTGCCATGATCTTATATTCATTTCTGTAGCTTGTTCGCTTGTCCATGCGGTGTCTGGCGGACCATCTCTACGATATCTTTCTTTTGCTGCTAAACTTATTTTTAGTTTAGTTTCGTCTGAATATTCACCACTAGACCCAGATTCATCTTTACGATTTGCATATTCTTCACAATTCTTCACATTCCACAACTCAGAATAATATAAACCATAATGTTTCAATTCAGCTTCCGATTCGCATTCTTCCAATAACTCAGTCTCTACGTTATATCCATGGTCTTTTATGTGTTCCTGCCAACCAACACCAGACCCCTGATAAACCTCATAATCATCTCTTTGTGTGTAACCCAAATATCGCAACCCTGTGTCTAAATGAGTTTTTCTATACAAGTAAAACATTTTATTTTCCTTTCAGTTATATACCTTTATTTATAACCGAAAGGGTTTAACTCAGACACTATTTTATAAAGAAAATGGATTATTTTCACTTAAATCAAGAATATCATCATCGGTTATCCTAGATTCGATATATGCATTATCGGCTGTATCATCAGCATCTTCTATAGCAGCATTGATTGTTATATCAGCACTCAAATCATCTTCGATGCCATCAATCTCAGCGACATCAGTATCAATAACTTCACTTGAGTATTCATACCTATCTGCTTTAACCTCATAAGTATATAGCTTCCCAAGTTGGAAGAATGTTTCTATATGTTCTACAAACTTGATTTCATACATAAATCCAGCAAGAGGAAGGTATATCAAATCGCCTTCTCTTGGTCTGATAATGTCAGAATAATCATAGGTCTGTTCTCGAATTAGGTTGTCGTCATTCTCTAGGATTATGTTATGATTATATTCTGTAAGGATTGATTCCGTTAGTGACTGGGTGAATCTTTTTTGTGCAATAGTGAATGTTATTGATTCATCTACTTGTAAACCAAACTTAGACAAAAACTCTTGTTGCCCAACGAATCCGTCATACGTCTTGACATACATTTCCATTTGCAGAGCATCATCAAACTTAGTTAGAGTGTCTTCAGTGTACAAGTAATCTAAATTGATGTGTGTTCTTGGCAAGTAATATGTGTCAATACCATAGATACGGATGGCTTCTATGATTAAATCTTCTACAAGAGACTGTTCTTTTTTTATCTCTGTGTATTGATTATAAAATGCATTGCGAGCCATATTATCCTACCATATCGCTGACTGGCAAAGAATATGAGGAATTCATTTCTTCTTCCAATCTAGCCAGCTCTTCAGAAGCTTCATCCCAGATCTTCTGCCCGTTGAAGACTACTCCGCCAGGCATTTGGATTCCTTCAAACTTCTTAAGGTTTTCTCCCCATTGTTTTTTGATTTGTGCAGTTCCATAACGCTTCAACCATCGGTCATTCCACACATCAGTGTAAGTTTCTGGGTCGAGTATTTCGTAACACTCTAAAATAATATGCTCGCCAACATTGAGTCTTGCAGTCCAGTCGGTATCGATATAAATTTTATCTGTGTGGCGGTTGAATCTTAGCCCTTGTTGCCCTACAAAAATCTCCTCCATCAGTGAGATATTCTGCATTGTCATATAGTATGATGCCACAGGGCCATAGTTGAACGCGAAAGCATCATTCAGAGACATCTGGTATCGGATATTAAACATATTGTTTACTGAAAACGCACCACCGATAGGAAGAATGTTGGTTATTCCAATGATGTTTTCTGCTATGGGTAGATATTTATTATCAATATCTTCTTGTGTGATTGCATGAGATAGGTATATTTTACGAGTACCATCGAAATGATAGTCGTGGTAATACTCTAAAGATACCTCAACACAATCTTCTATCTGTTCGTCAGCCACATTTATCTCTAATAAAGGTGCACCGAGTCTTCTCAGACAAAATTCTTTGAATTCTTCTCTTGTTGCAGGTTTGCTAATACTCATTGTTTTCCCATATTACATTAGAGTTTATCCTCTATTTATAATATGAGAAAACTTGAGATTGACTGTCTGTGCCTACCGTCCGATAGGCGTATGGTTGTTAATCTGTCATGTACGTCATGGTTAAAATAATATAGCCCGCTGCATCATAAGTAGTAATGGTTGGGGCTGAATTAAAATCATTTTCTGAAAACTGAATATTGACAGTACCGGGCAAACCTATCCCACATAATGTATGCCCAGCAGTACCAGATATATTAGAATGTTCGCCAATTGCTGCATTTGCGTAATAACCAGATGAGCTGAACTGAGTAAACGGCAAATTAGAAATCCTTAAATTTCCAGCGCCTGTGCCACTAGACCAATTCAGATATATTTGAACAGTCACTGCACGACCGATTTTTGTGTACACACCTTTTTGGTGACTGTATGTTGCAGTTCCTGCCGTAGTACCCCCAATTACTGTCGGTGTAAAAGTCCCCTCCTCATAACTATCAAGCGTGTTGCTTGAAGAAGTGCCAGAACCACCAGCGTCCCCGAAGACGACACCGCCTGACAGGTGGAGGTCTTGCCAGCGAAGCAAACTATCACCTAAGTTTTTTGACCCATTAGTGCTTGGTGAAAAATTGCCATTATTAGCAAAATACTTCCCTGCACCTGATGGGCTGCCTAAATAAATACCACCGCTTTCAGTACCAATACTACCTACAAGCGATGCCCCCTCATAAAACTTAACAATCTGCCCCTCCGCTGTATTACTGAACGCTGCCGCAGGCTTGTTAGTGCCTTGAGCAATGATGCCGTCAACAGTGCCACTAGCAAAATCTACCGATGTGGAAACCATCAAAAGACCTGCGCTGTCGATGCGCATGGCTTCACCGAGGCTAGTCTTAAACACAAGATTGGCTGAGCTATTTCCTGTTGCGGTTGTGTTTCCAATACTTGACCAGTTATTTCTATCTTCGTTATAAAAGCGCAGGCCGTAGGTTGCGTCATAATCGACAGAAATCTCACCACGAACATCTAAAGCTGTTACCGGCGAACTCGTCCCGATTCCCACGGAGCCGCCTTCCGGATTCAGAGAAATCGGATATCCCGCATTCCATTCGGTTGGATGACCATCAAGTAAATATCCAGACTGGATCCAAGACCCGAAAGGAGAAGAGAGATAATGCCCAAACGCAAGACCATCATTAAGATTGTTGGCAAATTTGGCAGTTGCGGTATCAGGAGTAACTGTGTCTGTTCTTGCTATCGAAGACGCAACCTCCAATTTTGTGGTTGGATCGACCGTCCCGATTCCCACGTTCCCGCCGCCCAGTAGGGTCATGACCGTAGATGGTGTTGCAAAAGGGTCTACCCCGCCTCTGACTTTAAAGTCTAACGCTGCATCACCATCAGCACCGCCTGTAGGTTGGTAGGATGTGATGTGTGAAACTTGAGAAGCTCCTGCGATTGTGTTTGTTCCAACCAGCCTTATGGTAGAACCGACACTTGTTCCTTCTGTTGCTACCGTCAATTTGGCGTAGGTATTAACGCCAGAGCCGATAATTAACGATTCATCCGAAGCATCCCAGAACAACTTAGGCGTTGTGCCCGTGGCCTCGTAACCTAGATTGATGTCGCCTGAGCCTAGAATCTTTAAATGTGTCTTAGCTGTTGCGGCTGTGTTTGTCCTAAATTCAAAGGTAGAAGCTGTAGATCCGTATGTGTTATCAAAAAGAAAACGAGTGCTTGCATCGGCAGCATAAGATATTACGCCCTGAAAAGCAGAGTTTGGTCCTAGCTCAATAGCGCCAGAAGAACTGTTCGCCCCAACAAGAGACCAACCGCTAAATTTGCCTTGAGTGTCAGTTGTAACAACAGAAGTAATCCCATCCGCCGTGACGCTGCCCGTGACATCTGCACCGTTACCATCGGAGGTAAGTGTGCTACCTAATAACGACAAATCTTGAGTGTTACTCATTACTGTTCCTGTTTTTGAGAATCATATCCAATTCTATTTAGTGTTACTCTGCTGCTTGGTGCGCATCCCACGCTGCTTTTACTTCATCTGTCCATACTGCGGCAGCAATTGCTTGTACTTCAGCAGATTGACTGCTAACATCATCGCTGGGTGACAATACGTGTCGATGAAAACTGCTTGAGATTACAGCACCGTCTTCAACGATTTGCGTGGCGGTTCGCACCTGAATGTGTTTAAAATCACCAACAATCTCGATTTTGTCTTCAACTGTTCTTTTTTCTAAAGCCATTGTGTTTCTCCTTTTTTATCGTGGCGGTATTGCCACCTGTCTGTGCCTAGAGTCCACTAGGCGTATGGTTGTTATGCTGTTGTGATGCCGTTATTTATGTCTTATAGTTATTATGCGTTAGCTCGCCAGTGACATACGATTACCCCGTTGTCATCAAGCGTTCACGTTCTAAAGTTGAGATTGTCCAAGTTGTCATGGTGTTTCTCCTGTTATATTGCTGCGATAATGAAGGCTAAAAGTTCTGAATAACGCACACCCATGCGGCTACGTTCTTCGCCAGTTTCTTCGTCTGTCCAAGTGCTGTTGATAAACATTGCGTAGTCACCAGCATCTAAACCTTCTGCTTCAAATGCAGCTTGTAGGTCCTGTGCGATGATTCCAAAGTGTGTGCGAGCTTCGTCGCCTTTTTCTGCTACTGAAGACTTCCAGCGGAACTTGCGTAGTAATCCTTTAGCGGCTACAGCGACACGTTGCTCTGCG